GTAGGTTCAGTTATAGTAAACTTAACGTGCCATAACTGGGGAGAAAGGAAACAAGAGTCATGACCACATCAGGTTCAAGAGACTTTAACATGGATGTCGGTGAGATCATCGAGGAAGCGTATGAACGCTGTGGCCTCGAAGTTCGCACGGGCTACGATGCTCGAACAGCGCGTCGGTCATTGAACCTGATGTTCGCGGACTGGGCAAACCGTGGCCTAAACCTTTGGACTGTTAAGCAGGGAACAATTACCCTGACGGCGGGTCAAGCACAGGAAACGCTGACGGATGATGTCGTAGATATTTTGGAAGTTACACTGCGTCGTGACGGTACAGACTACGAGGTCGAGCGGATCAGCCGTGGCGAATACGCTACGTTGCCAAACAAAACCACGCAGGGTCGCCCAAGTCAGTTCTACTTTGATCGTCAGATCGATCCGGTAATTAACTTGTGGTCTGTGCCAGAGAACTCTACCGATCAGTTGATCTACTATTACGTTCGGAGGATCGAGGATGCTGATGCTTTGGTTAATACTACTGATATGCCTTTTCGTTTCTATCCTTGTATGGTGGCTGGACTAGCGTACTACATGGCGATGAAACGTGCGCCAGATCGTGTTCAGCTTTTGAAGTCTGTGTATGAGGAAGAGTTCCAACGTGCGGCGGACGAAGACGAAGGTCGGACACCGTTGAAGTTGCAGCCTAGCTTGAGTTATTTGAGGGTTTAATGGCATACGCTAGCGGAAAAAATGCTTGGGGTATTTCGGATCGGTCAGGTCGCCGTTACCGTTTGCGCACGATGAAGCGCGAATGGACTGGTGCGCTTGTTGGTCCTGACGAGTTTGAGCCAAAGCATCCGCAGTTGTACCCGCCTAAATCTTACCCAGACCCACAGGCGTTGCGGAACCCAAGACCAGACAGAAAAGAACCAGTTGAAGCGTATGTTGGTATTCCGCTGGTGGAGAACCCAAACTTGACTAGTCCTCGTGGAGTAGGTCAAGTTGGAACAGTTACGGTGAGTACGACATGAGTTTTACATATGCAGAACTAAAGCAAGCTATTCAAGATTACACGGAAAACGATGAAACGTCGTTTGTTAATAATCTTCCTATATTTATTCGCTCGGCAGAAGAGCGGATATTAAAAGGAGTTCAGCTTAGTTTCTTTCGTAAAAATGCAACTGCATCCGTCACAGCAGGTAACAAATATTTAACCTGTCCTGGGGATTTCTTGGCTCCATTTTCTTTGGGGTTTTACGGAACAAACAACGATACTTTCTTTGTGGATTTTAAAGAAGTAAGTTTTCTTCAAACATATACGGTAGATCCGTCTACTACGGGTGCCCCTAGATATTATGCTCAGTTTGACGTAGAAAACTTTCTTTTAGCTCCTACGCCTAATGCAGAGTACACGGCGGAGCTGCATTATTTTTATCGTCCTGCAAGTTTAACAGCGGGGGCAGATTCGGGGTCAACTTGGTTGAGCGAAAATGCAGAGTTAGCGTTGCTCTATGGTGCTTTAACTGAAGCGTATATTTACATGAAAGGTGAACAGGATGTTCTCCAGATGTACGGCGCACGTTTTACAGAAGCAATTAATGGGGTGAAAATGCTTGGTGAAGCAAAAGAAACTTCAGATGAGTATCGAGATGGTATGGTTAGAAGGACTAAACAGTAATGTTCAGCTTAGATTTAAACGTTCCTAAAGATGTGCCTTTGGTGGAAGTTAAGACTACGAATAATCGTGGGTTTACTCCAGAAGAGTTGTCTGAAGAGTGTGTTAAGAAAATAGTTTCTGTGTCGGATAGTGCCCATCCAGGTATTAGAGACCAAGCTCGTGCTTTTTCTAAACACATTGAAACATTGATTTCATATTATATGCGGCAGGCTATTCGCAGTGACCGCACTACTGTGTATAATGCACTTAATGATGCGGGACATCCCGAACTAGCCGAACTCATAAGGAGATTATAAAATGGCTTTCACTGGAAACTTTATGTGTACCTCTTTTAAACAAGAATTAATGACGGCTACACACGACTTTACTACTTCAACAGGCAACACTTTTAAGATTGCGTTGTACGACAACAATGCTTCGTTTACCGCAGCAACTACTGCATATACTGCAACAAACGAAGTAACTGGTACAGGCTACACCGCCACAGGTGAAACTCTCACTAATGTAACACCGACGACTAGCGGCACTACTGCCTTAACAGACTTTGATGATGTGACATGGTCAACTTCTACGATTACAGCACGAGGAGCTTTGATATATAATGATACTGCTGCGGGAGATCCTTCTGTAGTAGTATTAGATTTCACAAGCGACAAGTCTTCTAGTGCGGGAGATTTTAAAGTAGTGTTCCCTACAGCAGATGCCTCTACCGCTATTATTCGGATAGCTTAATGCCTGTATTTGCGAACAGAGTTAAGGTTGCCACCAGTACTATAGGTACTGGAACAATCACATTGGGAACAGCAGAGGACGGTTACCAGTCTTTTGCTGATGCTGGTGTGGCTGACGGGGACACTGTTCGTTATACGGTGGAAGATGGAAATAACTGGGAGATAGGAACAGGAGTCTATACCTCTTCTGGCACTACTCTCACTAGAAGTGTTGATGAGAGTTCCAACAGTGATGCTGCTATAACGTTAAGTGGAAGTGCTATAGTATTTATCACAGCGGCGGCGGATGACATTACAACAAAGGCAGTGGCGGTAGCCTATGCAAACTTATTAGGATGAGTCTATGGCGAACCCAAATCTCTTGCAACTTACGAGCATTACAGGCGATAATGTACACTTTACGTTAGGTACATCCGCAACATCATGTGTCCTTGCCTCATCAAACACGATAGTTAAAGTTGTGGCGTTGTATGTTGCTAATAAATCAGGCAGCACCACAAGTTTTACAGTGTATCATGAAGATAGTTCTGACAACGCAACATATATAGCGTATCAAATCGATCTTCCTCCAGACAGTTCTATCCAACTTGTTTCTAAAGAAACGCCACTTTATGTGAAAGAGTCAGAGGAAATACAAGCTCTAGCAAGTGCCGCATCTAATCTTGATTTATTCATGTCGTATGAGGTTATGAGCTAATGTCTACTAGTGTGGATTTTTCTTTGTCTACCGCAACTACTACGGTTTTTGCAGACACAGAAACGTCTAACAAAAAGGTAACGACTATTGTTGTGTCAAATGAAACGGATGATGACACTATAGATTACACTGTTTCTTGGTCCGTGGGACCGCAAGTCTTGTTTCAAGGAACCGTTGCCCCAGAACAAGCCGTCTCTTTGATAGATGGGGTGTATTTCATGCAAGAAGCAGGCGTTGAAATGACGGCTGTTGCTACCGCTACAGGATTAACTTTGCATGTCGTTTATGAGGATGTTGTGTAATGTATAAAGAAACATCTTACTTTCGAGGTATTCTGGGCGCGGCAAACAGTACATTAGTAGAACCTGCTGCCGACATGGCAGGAGAGATTAATCGTGGTAGTCTTTTAACTTTAAACTCTCAGACTATGAGAGTAAAAAAAGGGACTGATCCAGAGCCTCTAAAATCTACTACTTTTTACCAAACAAACTGGTCTCATCCAGCAGACACTGCTCAAAGTACTTGGGTAGGTTCTGGTACGGTTACAGTTACTAGTGGTGTTGCGGGAACGGGACGTTGGGTTTGGTTAATAAGAAACGTAACAAACTTTTATTCTGACTTTCAAATGAATGATTTTAGTTTCAACTCTAGTATAACAGATCCGGCAAATACATCAGCAGGATTGAATGCGGTGTTTGAAATGCATGCTCACGACGCAAATTTTGATGACGTTGATACTGATACACAGGCTGAGATAGAAAGCGCGTACAACACTAAAATAAACAACTCGGATAATTTTCCTTTTCAACAGATAGCCTCAGTTACTACCAACTCTCAGTGGAATACTGATGCAGACGGAACTCCAAGTAGTGGTACGGGTTTAACTGACGGAACAGGTGTTTTTTACGTTTACTATGAAGCAAGCGGAACTTTTACTGGCGGCAACAATAGCTTTTTGCGCACTGAAGAAATGACGTACACTTCTAGCCCGACCCTTAGTTTTAGCTATGTTGTGGTTTCTACTACTCCAAGTTCTGTAGGTGGAGTAACACTATACTGGGTAACTGAACAATAACGGAGGACTAATTTGTGTTAGGTTTATTTCCGTTAGCTTCGGCTCCTTTAGCGGACTTAGGGGCACAAGAAGACGAACCTAACGTTACAGTAAATGTCGTAGGTTCTCAAGCAACAGGGGCTGTAGGCTCAGTTTCCCTTGAGTTCGATTTTTCCGTTGACGTTACGGGTTTATCTGGCACCAGTGCTGTAGGCACCGTAGAAGCACAAGCAGGCAGTAACATAGACGTTACGGGTTTATCTGGCACCAGTGCTGTAGGTTCCGTAGAGTCTATAGGAGTGACGTATGTTGTCGTTTCTGGTTGGGGGTATTCTGGCTGGAACACGGGTGTTTGGGGGCAAGGAGATGTTTTCGAACTATCCACAGGTGTCGGCAATGTATCTGTAGAGTTTGACTTTGCTGTTGACGTTACTGGAGTGTCAGGCACAGGTAACGTTGGCGCAGTAGAAGCACAAACCGGAGCAATCCTTGACGTTACTGGAGTATCGGGCACAGGTAACGTTGGCGAAGTTACGATCTTTGGTAATGCCAACATACCTGCAACGGGCCTTGAAGCGGTTGGTAACGTTGGAACTGTTTCAGTTTCTACTCAAATGTTTGTGGATGTTACTGGAGTATCGGGCACAGGTAACGTTGGTACAGTAGACATACAGACAGAAGCCTTTGTATTTGTCACAGGTATCAAAGCCAACATCTTTGCGGGACAAGTGTTTATTTGGGATCAAATAATCATTCCTCCGGATGAAGTGTACACAGGTATTACTCCAAGCCCTGGTAATACGTTTACAGGTATTACTCCATCTGCAACACAAACATATACGAATATTGCTCCAAACCCTGGAACAAGCTATACTGAGATCGAAGCTGATCCAGAAACTCTTTGGACAGAGATAAAAGTGGCGTAAGGAACAGTTATGGCAAGTACATATACAACAAACGGTGGTATCGAGAAAATAGGTACAGGCGAACAGTCTGGTACATGGGGCGATACAACGAACACAAACTTCGACATTATCGACCGTTTGACAAACGGTGTAGGTTCTGTTGCGCTTAGTGACGCTGATTCAAATCTAGAAACATCTGATGGGACGCTTTCAGATGGTATGTTCAAAGTGATAGTGTTTAGCGGCTCACTAACGGATACACGAACAATTACTGTTTTGCCAAACAATGCGCAGAAACTGTATTTTATGAAGAACGACACAGGCCAGAGTTTAACAATTACTCAAGGTTCTGGAGGGGATGTTACTCTTTTAAATGGCGGAGCGGCAGCTTTGTTTTGTGATGGTGCAGGTTCTACTGCCGAGGTTGTTGATTTAACGTCTTTGTTTTTTAGTCAACACGGGGTAACTGCTACGGCGGCAGAGCTTAACTATAACGACATTACAACGCTTGGCACCTCTGAAGCTAGTAAAGTTCTGACTGCCGACGCTAACGGTGATGTTACTGTTAGTGAAGAGTTTATAGCAAAGAGTTACAATGAGACCTATTCAGCCGTGTCATCTTCTAGTGGTACTCTGACGCTTGACTGCGAAACGGCTAATGTTTTCCAAACTACGCTAACAGAAAATGTAACGACTCTTACTTTAAGTAATCCTCCAGCCAGTGGCACAGCATATGCCTTGACCCTAAAGATTATTCAAGACAGCACCGCACGAACTTTTGCGTGGCCTGCCTCCGTAAACTGGGCAGGTGGTACAGCCGCGACGATATCCACGGCGTCAGGTGCGGTTGATATATACATCCTATACACAACGGATGGCGGCACAAACTGGTACGGATTTACTGGGGGTAAGGAGTTTAGTTAATGTCTCTTTCTAAAAAACTTTTGATGGGATCAGGTGGAACTGGTGCTAACTACGACTTGTCGCAGTTAACTGCGGACTTTGGTACTGGCATCACTAATATGATGAGTCAGAAAGATTTTTACGACAATATTCCTGGTTTTGATATTTCGTCAGATACTATTAATACTAGAGGGATGGACTTTAATTCAGACGGAACAAAAGTCTTTTTTATCGTACACAACCCTACAGGGTCAGATGATGATTTGTACATATGTAGCTTCGACCTGTCTACAGCTTATGACTTAACGTCACGTAGCAGTTTTGCTTCTCAGTTAATAGATGGGTCCGTTGCTAGTTGGGGGTCTGGTTTGCAGTTTAAACCAGATGGCACAAAGTTTTTTGCCTCAGGCCCAGCGGATACAATTTATGAATATAATCTTTCAACGGCATTTGATGTAACGACTCTAACTGCTACAAGCAACTCTCACACCTTTGGGGACATCCAAGGATGGTCCTTTAATGACGACGGTACGAAGTTTTACCACTGGTCTCCTAATGTAACTAACAGTGGGATAGAGCAGTATACTTTAAGCACTGCCTGGGATATTACTTCAACAATTACGCAGGGCACTGACATTGGCTTTGGTGTTCAGCCTGTTGGATCATCCGTGTATGCATTAGGGTTTAGTACTGACGGAACCGTTTTATACGTTACTGGTTCTGGTAGGATGACAGCATGGAATCTTACTACTGCGTTTGACCCTTCTACCGCTGGGACTAAAGAACAAAATCTTTCGCTGAATATTGGAACCAACTGGGCCGCAGGACGTTTGCCCATAGCTTCTGATTCTTCTTCCGTACGAATGTTTATACACAGGACAATAAGTACTGGTCGAAGTGGGATTTGGACTTACAGAGACACTACTCAAGGTCCAGATAAGACGAATATAAATAACTTTCAGATAGAAGCAAAATCTAAACTGAAAGTGCCGTATGAAGGTCTTCCCACCGTCGATACTTCAGCTATCTCAACTGGTGCGAACATCATAACTATGATGTTTAACGATGATGGGACTAAACTAGTTGTAGTCTATGACAATGGAAGCTCAAACGGAGGCGGTAAATTTGTTTCATATAACTTGGACACGGCCTATGATTTAAGCTCTATAAGTAATCCGGCGCAAGCCTCTAGTTTTACTACTAGTATTACAGGTTCTGTTGGTACTCGTGCCGCTGACTTTGTGGAAAATGGCTCAAAAATACTTGAGTACAATTATGTTACCTTTACTCAAGATACTCCTACTTCATACTTTAGAACAACTAACTTAGCTACGGCGTACGACATAACCACAGGAAGAAGCACAGGTCCTAGCCTAGATACGGATAAATCACTGGCGTCGGCTATTGGTAGTCGTATTAAAGGATTTGACTTTAATTCCGATGGGACAGAAATCACACTACTCAGCAGTAGTATTGATTATGAAAGGGCTTATACTGATTCGGTTGGTCCAACTATTGGAGCGTTACTTGGAGACAATGTAGAAGGACTACTTACAACCCATTCTTTAACTACAGCGTATGACATAAGTACCTTAGACGTATCAGGTATAAATTATGCTTACTATGATTACGCAAGCATAGATCCAGATGCAGATACAGGGGGCGGGTTTGAGTTTGAATCAGATGGTAACGCGTTTCATACGATTATCTCTGAAAATACTACTCAAATTACGCAGCACATAAGATACCCTGTGCATACATCTTTTGGTATCGACTATAAGCCCACACCAGAAGAGGTTAATTATACCCGCACTGAAAATACTGTTAACTATAGCACTGTGTATAGCTATAGATCTATGGCTTTTAATAGTGATGGAACTAAGGCGTATGCCTTAGATGAAATTGAACACATGATCCTCCAGGACAATTTAAGCACCGCGTATGATTTTGCTGAGACTGGTGGCCTAATGGCGGGGGCGGGGAACGAAAACTCTAATATTCCTATTACTAATAGAACGCCAGGGCGGATGGCAACCAGCAAAAACGTGGGTAATTTTACATTTAATGGTGATGGAACCAAACTTAATTGGCACGACACTGCTAATAACAGCGGGTACGCAGGGTTATACGAACACACTTTAAGCACCGCGTATGATCTAAGTTCAATGACTAAGACCCCTAATACGACTGTGACAGACGTAGCTTTTTACGTTACGCCAGTAGCAAACACAGGTGTAACATGGGGAGACAGTGGAAATAAGTTTTATCAGATTGTAGGTATTAACGGCTACACAACTGAAACTACAGATAACACAATATATCAGTGGGACGCGACTACTGCATATGATATAGACACGCTTCCGACTACACCAACAAAGTCACATACGTTTGGTACGTTCACCTCTGGTACAAGTACAACAGCGCAAAAAATATACTTTAAACCTGATGGAACAAAACTTTTTATTTTAGCACAATCTGACAGTAGCAACACCGAGTATGTGTTTGCGTATGATTTAAGCACGGCATGGGATGTTAGTTCTATTACATCGACGACAACTCCTGATGAAATTAGGACTCTAACAACCACTGAAGATGACTATAATTTTGGTGGGTTGTTCTTTAACAGCACAGGAACACAGTTAGTTGTAGCACAACAGTTTTCTCTACATTCGTTTACTCTTGGTACAGCCTGGGATATTGAGGGTACTTTTACCAAAGATCACAACAAGATACCTATCTTTCATTTTGCAAATATGAACACTGCGGAAACTCGTGGGTTTGTTGCAAAGCCAGACGGAACAAAGGTGTTTTTTGGAGATCAACTTTATATCGCTTCCGTAGATTTAGACACGGCCTATGACTTTACTACTATGAATACCCAAAATATAGGCGGCGGCTTTGGGCCGTATACCCTTGTTGAAGAATTTGGTTCGTCTTCTTGGCGGGTTGCTGGGGCAATAGTTAAAGACTTCAGGTTTAACTCTGACGGTACAAAAATGTACACGTTAGAGTATCGGAATACTTCTTTAATTGTATCCTATCCTCCAGAGAGTACTATTAATTCGTCAGCAAATTGGTACGTGGCAGAATACGCGTTAAGTACTGCTTATGATGTGACAACAGCGTCGTACACAACCGCAGCACCGCTAGAGACTTCAACTGGATATGTGGGTGCTGGGACACCTGAATACCCTTATTCTTTTGATATAGGACCTAATGGTGAGTTTGTTTTAGCGGGACGACGCGGGTTGTTTATTGGGACTATGACAACGGCAGGAGACATATCTACTTTAGGTGACTTAACTTTTGCTACTGTCCAAGGGAGTTCAGATGTTTGGTCTGATCGAAAATGGTATTGGGGGGACAACGGTACCACTACTATTGATAGAACTGCGGCAGCGGTTCGATTTAGTCCAACAGGAGACGCTCTTTACTTGCGGTTTAGAAGGACGCAAGATGAGGCGTATATGCTTAAAGTTGAATTAGCCACCGCATATGATTGTAATAGTGCAACATTTGTCCCGTATGATGGAACATATGCAACGATAGACAGTGTGTCTGGTGACGAACCTGGATATCTAAACAATCTTAGGTTTCAAGATAACGGAACTAAAATGTTTATGATGGACTCACTAGTAATTCCCACTTCTGTAAGAAGTGATAGTCAGTTAGGTGGTCATCTTAGAATCCGAAGATTTGATTTAAGCACTGCATATGACGTTAGTACTCTTACTGAGCTAGACAACGCGGATTTAACTGGAGATTTAAACGCAACAAATATGACATTCCCTGTAAGTAACGCGATGGCTTGGAAGCCTAATGGTTCTCAGGTATTTTTGTCTACTGGTTTTAATATAATTGCGGGTTACACGTTTGGTGGAAGCTGATGTATGTTTTGGTTGATGACGACAACAATTTGATAAAGTTTCCTTTTAGCCCTTCAGAGCTAAAACACTTGCACCCAAATGTTAGTTTTCCTGTGGACATGCCTGACAGGCTGTTGGCAGAATACAATGTCAAGAAGACAAAAACATCTCCTCGTCCTGCTATTAACGAGGAAACAGAAACATTTAAACGGACGATACAACGTGTGGGGGATGATTGGCATGTAGTCTATAAAGCTACTTTACGTCCTAAAGATGAAATTATTTCTAACGTAAAAGAAAGAATACAACAGCACTTAGATCGTACCGCTGATTTAGTTCTTTCTTTTCTTGAAATAAACCAACCTGTGCCTGAGTGGCTGGGGGAGTACAGAAAAGCACTTAGAGCAATCCCTGAACAGGATGAATACCCTTATAAAATAACTTGGCCTGACCAACCTGAAGGAGTGCGTAATGCCTTTATCTAAGTTCGCTTTTCGTCCAGGGATTAATAACGATGTCACCGCCTACAGCAATGAAGGCGGTTGGATTGATGGGGATAAAGTTCGCTTTAGACTTGGTTTTCCAGAAAAAATGGGTGGTTGGGTTCGACAAACTCCCACATCTTTTTTAGGAGCGTGTCGATCTCTTCATACATGGGCTTCGCTTAATGGTGACAAAAACATTGGAGTTGGAACATCATCTAAGTTCTATGTAAATCAAAGTAACGCTTTCTATGACATCACACCTATTAGGGCAACAAGTTCCGCAGGCAGTGTCACCTTTTCAGCTACGGACGGAAGCTCAGAAATTACTGTAAGTCATACGTCTCATGGGGCAGTTTTAGGGGATTTTGTTACGTTTAGTGGTGCAGCTACTTTAGGCGGTACAATTACCGCAAACGTCTTGAACCAAGAATACTATATAACTGAGCTAGTTGACGAAAATAGTTACAAGATTCAGGCACGGGCTGCGGATACCTCAATTTCCTCTATAACCGTAGATGGCGTATTAACGCCAAGTTTAGTAACTGCCAATTCTTCTGACACCGGAGACGGTGGAGCCTCTGTTGTTGGGGAGTATCAGATCAATGTAGGTTTGGATACTGAAGTTGTTGGTACAGGTTGGGGTGCAGGGACCTGGTCTGCGGATGGCTGGGGCGATGCGTCTAGCGAAGCTGTGGTTTCTTCTGGTTTAAGATTGTGGTCTCAGGACAACTTTGGTGAGGACCTGTTGTTTAACGCGCGTGATGGAAACATATACTATTGGAATACATCTCTAGGCACTTCCTCTAGAGCAGTTGCTTTAAGCACCGTCTCAGGAGCGTCAAAGACTCCTACAGTTTCTCGTCAAATTTTAGTTTCAGATAGGGATCGTCATATTATCTCTTTTGGTTGTGATCCAGAAGCAACGCCTGGTGTTCAGGATCCGTTGGTTATCCGGTTCTCGTCCCAAGAATCTTTGACGGATTGGCAGACGCTGCCCACTAACTCCGCTGGAGAGCTACGATTGGGTTCAGGTTCTGAGATCATTGCTGCCGTTGAAACCCGTCAGCAGGTTCTAGTGTTTACGGACACCACGCTTTATACCATGCAGTATTTAGGGGATCCTACTTTCTTTGGGATTAACGCTGTCTCTGAAAACATAACTATAGCTAGTTTTAATGCTGCTATTGCAGTGGACGACACTGTGTTTTGGATGGGAGAGGGCGATTTTTATGCATTTACAGGTGCTGTCCAGAGACTTCCTTGTACGGTACGTGACCATGTGTTTAATGACTTTAACAAAAATCAGTACCGTAAAGTTAGTACAGGTGTAAACGCTCAACACTCTGAGATCTGGTGGTTCTACCCATCAGCGTCTAGTGCTACCAACGATAAGTATGTGGTGTATAACTATGCAGAAAACGTTTGGTATTATGGCGCATTACCCAGAACAGCTTGGGTTGATCAGGGCGTATACGAGTTTCCGATTGCTGCTTCGACGGACAATTATTTGTACTTCCAAGAAAACGGGCTGGATGATGGTAGCTCTAACCCTGCTTCTGCGATAACGTCGTACATTACTTCGGCCCCTGTAGACATTGGGGATGGGGAAAACTTTGTGCTAGTCAAACGACTTATGCCTGACGTTATCTTTAGAGACTCTACTGAACCGTCTCCTGTCTTAGACATTACGACGAGAGTTCGTAATAAATCTGCGGGACCCTTTAACAAAGAGACATCTAGTTCTGTGTCAGATGACACGGAGTTGGTTAATCTAAGGCTACGAGGGCGGCAAATGTCTGTGGATGTTCGCTCGGATTTGGCGGGTACAACATGGCGATTAGGCACTCTAAGGTATGACATTAGACCGGATGGCAGACGATGAGCAGGAATCTTGTAAGACCGTTTTTTCCTATCGCTCCTACTTCGTATACTCAAACGTACATGAACGAGATTGTGCGATCTTTTTCTGTTTACCTGCAACAGGTGCAACAACCAGGGGAAGGTCGGAATACAACCATTGTTTTGACTAAGCTTCAAACGGATGATTTTAACTTAGAAATAGGAACATTGTTTCAACAAGATGGTTTTGTTAAGATAGCTCAAGGAAACACTCCGCATGTTAGAGGTTTATCTGGCACATCTGCGGTAGGAACGGTTACGGTGACGACGACATGACAGATACTATTCTAACAATGATTGACGGTTCTAAGTGGAAACCTTCAGGAAGTTCTGATACAGTGCATTGTATACACTGCGACAACGCAGTTGATACGCCAGAAGAAATTACAAGTTATCCCAAGGGAAAGTGCCCTGACTGTGGTAATCCTTGGATTGGCTCCGAAAGGCGCAGTACTAGTATTAATGTAACAGCACCTGAAGCGATCTCAGGAGAGGTATAATGCAGCAAGAAGCACAAACAGAAAAGAAAACAGGCGATTTATTTTCTTCTATAGGCGCACTTGTCGGGTTAGTTGCAGGAGGCGGCAATCCTTTAAGCGCGGCTCTTGGTTCTGGTCTAGGTAGTCTTCTATCTGGGGGATCGATGCAGGACGCGTTTCGATCCGGTATCGGAAGTTTTCTAACAGGTTCTACCTTTGGCAAAGCGGGTGCGGCATTAGATGTACTAGGCAATCTTGGCGGCGGCGGTCAGGGGGCATCGCCTCAACAGCGCGGCACGGATTTTATGAATCAGTTGTCTACTCAAAAAGGCCAACAGCAGGCAGTACTAAGTGCGATGGGGAACGTAGGTGGTCCACAGACGCAAGCTGCGATGGGCATAATGCAGTCGTTAGGTATCACACGACCTGATGGTAAGACGGACCCGATCATGGGCGCATTGCTTCAAGAAATGCTGTACAAGCAACGTCGCCCACGATTTGAGAACTTAATGAGCAAAGAAGAACTAGCTCAATATCGAACTGGAGAGCGCAACCCTAACTACACTGGGACAATCGTTCCAGGTGTTCCAGGTGCGGGTAACCGTATTCAACGTCGTGCGATGGGTGGGTTTATTGAAGGACCTGGCACGGGCAAGAGTGACTCGATTCCGGCGGCGATCTACCAGAACGGTGGACGAGTGCAGGAAGCACGGCTATCGGACGGAGAGTTTGTCATGACAGCGGATGCTGTTAAGGGTGCAGGGGGCGGCAACCGCAACGCGGGGGCTGCGAAGATGTATCAAATGATGAACCAGTTTGAAAGGATGGCATAACCCATGGCGGAACAAGTTGTCAAAACCATGGAACTTCTTCCTGACTATCAGGAAGAGTTTCTAAAGAACTTACTGGCAAACATTTTTCAGACAGACGAAGACGGGAACATCATCGGTGGTTTAGCTACTGAGTCTCCGTTATACGGCAAGCCTGTATATCAAATGGAGGGTGGAGGCACCACTCTCGATCCTACAATGGCGGCTCTTGATCCTGATGGAAACAAGATTCAGTTTTATGAAACGCCTGAAGGTGAGTTTACTACAGATGCAAGCCTTGCAGCTACAGACCAGTATGGTGAACCTATCTTTGCCGTAGAGGGCGGGGTTGCTCCACCTGAAGCTATAGGGTTTACGGATGCACAGGTTGATGCCATCCGCCGTTTGACTGGGTACAAGGATCCTGTAACAGGGGAAGTTATATACGAAGGCTTAATGGGGGCGTATGAGCCGTACCTTGATGAGTCTTTAGACATGTTCCGAAAAAGTGCAGACTTAGCGGAGTCTAGCACCGGACGGTATGATCCTTTGGGTGAAATAGTTTACGACACCGTCACCGAAACGGACCCTGTAACAGGGGAAACAATAGAAAAACAAGTAGCTCGTACTGTAACTGACCCAGAAACAGGGGAAGTTTCATACGTTCGCGAAGGTGGCTACGAAGCTTTTTATAATCCGTTTGTTGAGGATGTTGTGGACACCACCTTGGCGGACATTAAACGTCAAGGAGAGATAGAACGATCTCGTTTAGGTTCTCAGTTAGTAAGTAGCGGTGCGTTTGGTGGCTCTCGTCAAGCTATCGCGGAACAAGAGTTGGCTCGTAATGTAGGTGAGCAGGTTGCCAAGACAGGCAGTGAGCTTCGCTCGGCGGCATTTACTGGTGCGCTTGATGCCTCCATGAACGCCTTCGAAAACCAGCAGAAGCGTGGAATAGACGCTGCTACAATGTTCAGTCAACTGGGTACAGGAATCGGGGCACTTGGAGAGGCCGCGCAGCAACTTGGTTTCCAAGATGTAAACGCGCTGTTTAACACTGGTCGCCTAGAACAAGAGCAGCTTCAGAAAGAATATGATGCACAACGTGCGGCACAACTTGAGGAAGCCTATGAACCGTTTGCTCGTTTTGCCTATATGCGTGATATTCTATCAGGTGTTCCTGTGTCAGGCACAGGCATCTCGGCGGTGGGTATTCCAGAATCAAGCTCATTTAATAACGTGTTGACAGGGGCTAATGTCTACTCAAGTTCACAAGGTGACGGAAACATCTTTGGCAAACTTGGTGGCTTAAAGACATAGAGGAAAAATAATGCTCGGCGGGATCAATAACATTGACATAATCAACGCATCACAACGTGGCGCACGAGACAAACTAAATCAGATGGCAGGGATCAAGCGGCCCCCTAGCGGTATCTTGGCGTCCTCTCCTGAACTTATGCAAGCGGTAGCAGGCGCACCTCCGGCGATGCCTATTCGTCCTACTGGTCCTGCTACACCTATGCCGATGGTTCAGACTGCTTTGCCACAGGTTCCGATGCAAACAGCCGTGGCTCCCGCACCTCGGCCCATGGCCCCTGCTCCAGCGGTTCCTACTGTTCCCCAACCTGCTTCACCCACAACACCGATGAAGTTTCAAGAAGCAGGCCCTGTTGATATCCGTAAAACACCAACGGTAAGTGATCCTGCCAGTGCGTTTGTAGACACGGTAAATTCTCTTGGGGCGGGGGTGTATGAAGCATTATTGAAACGTTATGGTTCTCCTGAAAAAACGGAACAAGCTGTCAAAGGTCAGGTAGCGGCGGTTAAAGCGGCAGTTGAGACAGGAAACCCAGAAAACATCGCTAACACTGTGATTGATCAGGCGGGTCTTCCTTTAAACGACGAAAGCAAGCAAGACTTTGCACGTACAGTCTTCGGTTTAGATGATGTAAACGACATTGATGAGATCAATCGAAGAATAGCCGATGTTGCGATTGGTGCTTCCGTCGGCAAAGGGCCTGATAAATTTGCACAAGCCGTGTTGCTAGGTCTACAGAACTACAAGCAGACAGCGTCGGCACGGGCTGCGGCAGTATCTGGTGCAAAAGCTAGCACCTACACACCTGAACGGTTGTTCCAACAGGCTGTTGAAAAGATCATGGGTAATCCGGAACAGTTTGATGTGTACAATGAAGAAGGTTCTGCGGTGGATCCCATGAAAGTACGCAGAGAAGCTATGAAGATTGCTCAAGCAACATCAACGGCAATGACCGGAGGTGGTGCAGACAATCGAATGGTGGCGTATGATGCTTCAGGTAAACCTTTCTATTCTACTGATGGTGTGAACTACGTTGACGCCCAAGGAAATCCTTACGTTCCACCAAAGGAGTAAGATATGGCTGATCTGCCTCGTGGTCTTTCCGCAACTCCTCCTGAAGGACTAAGCACAACTCCCCCTGGTTTAAGCACGACACCTCCTCCAGGTCTTTCGGCTACACCGCCCGAAGAAACAGGGCGTAATCGTGATCAGTGGTACGACGATACTATCCTTGGAGAGTTGGGAGAGGGCGTTGTGTCTGGGGGTATTGGCATTGTGGAAGGTGTCACAGGATTAGGTGCCTCTTTATATGATTACTTTGCTGACACAGACAAAGCAACAGATGTCCAAAAGTTCTTTGACGACACAAGAGATGTGATGGGTCTTGACCCAGAAGGTTTTGTCGGCAAAGGCGCAGAGATCGTTACGCAGTTTGTTGTTCCTGGTCTTGGCGCAGCAAGCATGGCAGGTAAGCTATACAAAGGTGGTAAAACTCTATCGCAGCTATCGAAAACCCAGAAGGTTGGGTTAGCTGCATCTGAGTTAACGGCTGCTGGTGCCGCTGATGCGGCTGTAATGAATAACGGTATGACCACCATTGGTGACTGGGTTGGATTTAATCCGACAGAAACTACAGACTTGATTGGTCTACGCGGTAGCGAACGTGCTGCCGCAGATTTGGCTAACCGTTTTAAGTTTGGGGTAGAGTCTGCCACACTTGGTGGTGTGGCCCAAGCAGGTTTGATGAAAGCGGGTAAGACCCTTGGTGACTCTCGCATCGGGAAGACCAGTGCTGCCGCTATTCGGGATAAGATAGACAATGTCGGTAAAGCAGCAAACGAACTTATGTACAAACGTGCGTTTGCAGAGCCAGGGAAAGAACTAAGTAAAGGCAAAGCCTTGCTTGCTGATGTCATTGCGTTTGGTCGGTATGGCGGCTACCTTCCTGATCAAATTGCTACCAAGCGTTTGCTCACTGATGGACAGGTTCAGATTCAAGTTAAAGAAGCTGATCGTATTCTCAAGCAGTTCGAGACAGGTGTTGATGATTTCTTAAAAAAAGCTCCTGAAGGTACAGGTGTTGTGGACCGTGTTAGCTTGTTGAACACAGTCGAAGACTATCTTGTTGCACCTGATCGTGGGATGAAAGCACAGCTTCTCAAGCAGCTACCAAAGCAGGTTCGTAATCCTGCTATTCGTATGCGCAAACACATCGACCGTTTGACCGAGGATGTACTTAACAGTAACTTCTTGAAAGAAAACAACTTTGTTACTAAGAGCGGCGAAAACCTTGATGATGTTATACGGCAAAACATTAACACGTACTTGCGTCGTCGCTACAAAATCTTTGAAGATGCAAACTATACGCCTACTGCGCAGTCCGTAAAAGACGCAGATAATTTTTTCCGTGCAAATAAAAAAGCCACAGAAAAAGAACTGACGCAGATGGCACGTAAAGATACTACGGGTCAAATCACCGACGAGTTTCTTACAACGAATGGGCTTGCCCGACAGACAGGTAAAGATGGCGTTGAGATTGTTGTAACAGGTTCCAAGGTTACAGATGCCGCTGCACAAAAAGCGCGTGAGGGCTTCCTTAATCGCTACAGTATCAAACGTAATGCTAAGTTTGAGGGCGGACGCATGGCGCGTGACCGCTTGGAAACTGGTATGTTTGTCTCCAGAGAGAACATCCCAAAAACGCTTCGTGCGTTGTTAGGTGAAGTCAAAGATCCACGCGAAGCGTACCTTGGAACTATCGCAGACCTTGCACAGTTCAGTGCAGTAGACGATTACTTTGGAACGATAGCTAATTTAGCTAGCACGAATAAGTCTATTGGTAATCTCTTTGTTAAAGGTGATGCTCTTACCCCTGCACAAAAGGCTGGTCTGCGGGAACGCGGCTATGTTCAACTAGGTGGTGACGGAGGCAAGAGTAGCATCGTTGGCACAGTAGGCAAAGAAGGTGACGAACTAGCGGCACTTGCCGGAAGCAAAGGTTGGGGCAGCATTGAAAACTATTTTGTCCCACAGGCTATCTACGATGATCTTACACGTTTAGTTGTTGCCGAAGGAAACTTAGGTGCGCAGGTAGTACGCGGTATATTCTCTACGTTCTTACGTGGGAAAGCTCTATCGCAGTACAGCAAGACAATCCTTTCACCTATCACACAGGTTCGTAACGCTACAACTGCGGCAGCATTTGCTACAGCCAACGGAAACATCCCTGTGTTTGGTCGGGGCGGTAGTATGGCAGATGCAGCTAAAGCTGTGTGGGCAAACATCTCCAACAAAGGTCCGCAAGCTGTCTTCGATGACTTAGCCGACGCACAACGGCGCGGGGTCCTTGGAACAAATGCAGAGTTAAGAGAGATTCAAGACTCGTTGAACCGTGGTATTGGACTCTCGGCCCGTGAATCTGACAACGCACTTGCTAACATCGTAGGTGAAACCGTTGCAAAGGGTGTGAAGAAAGTTACCAAGCCTGCCGAAGCAGTGTATCAAGGGTCGGACGATTTTTGGAAATACTACAGCTACCACGCAGAGCAGGGTAAACTACGTCACGCATTGCGAGATGCTACACCAGAACAACAGATTGCATATCTAACAAAGAACGGGAACGATATGTCCCCTGAGATGGCGTCTCGGTTACGTCGTGGACAGGTAGATCAAACGGTCTTAGATGATCTAATCAAGGACCGCGCTGCTCAAATTGTACGGGATACTGTACCAAACTATAACAAAGCGGCGTCAGAGTTGGTGTCCTTTGCTCGTAAACTACCCGTTGGTAACTTTATTACGTTCCCTGCGGAAATGTTCCGTACTAGCTTCAACATCTTTAAACAGAGCTTGGATGATATCGCGTCTGATATTCCAGCGGTACAAGCTCGTGGTCGTCAACGTCTGCTTGGATTCCTTGGCACTACAGTCGTTGTGCCATCGGCGGCACTTAACATGGGTTATGCAATCTCCGGTGTAGACCGTGATGAAATGGATGCATACAAACGATCTTTTGCTGCGCCATGGGAAAAAGGTTCTGTTCTTATTCCGATTGGGAAAGAAGACGGCAAGATTCAGTACATCAATTTCAGTATGTCTAACCCATACGACGTTATCAGCCGCGCAGCTAATCGCTTGTTGAGTGAAACAGATAACGCAATCGCAATGGGCAAAGACCCAGGCCAAGTAATGACAGACGTTGTTGGTGGAACTCTCAAAGAGTTTCTTGAACCCTTCCTTGCCGAAGGTATGCTGACCGAAGCGATCATTGATACGACATGGCGCAGTGGACGAACATCTACTGGGGCAGAGATTTGGAATCCAGAAGATAGTGAGGGTGCTAAAGCAGGTAAATTCCTCGCACATATCTTTGATACTATGGTGCCAAACATTTCGCCCGTTGATTTAAAAGGTGAGCCTGGTCGTTTTGTTCGTGGCACCATAGGAAACTTTGCTCCAGACTTGGTTAGTCCCACAGATAAACAAGGTCGTGAACGTGAGGTAGGTAAAGAACTAATGAGAGCCTTTATGGGTGTTACTCCTTTGGAGTTTGATCCAGCAAAAGGTTTGGAGTACGGGGCGTACCGTATGGGTCAAGCACAGACCAACGCTAAACGTATCTTTAACGGGCATGTGGATGACTTCAACGTCACACCCAACAGTTTGATGAGCGCATTTACTAGAGCCAACGACGCTAAACTGCGCGTAGATCGTGAATACTATCAGATGTTTGAGGACCTAAAAACAATGGGCATGAGCAATGCTCAGATCGCACGGATCCTCAAAAGAAACAACATCGGCGGTGTTGACAGTATTATGCGTGGTAAGTTTGATCCCTTTGATCTTAGTAAAAAGAACTACCAAGACCTTCGAGACACAGGCAATCTAAAGAACTTGCCTCGTGGGGAGATCCGTAGGCTTCAAGGAGAACTGCGCGGTACACCGCTAGCACCGGATCAAGGACCACGGACCAAGCCTCCTGCTCCGACCCCTAGTCGTCAGCCCACGCTACCTCCTGGCTTAACCCCGACGCCTCCCGCAGGGTTAACCACAACACCTCCTGGCTTAACTCCAGAACGCCAGGGCAGCTTGCCACAGGTTCTACCAACCCAGGCTCGTGCGCCTGGGCCAGTGAATCCAGCTTTGTTGGGGGATAATCCGATTGATGCTGCGCTTAATGCACAGATTGCGAACCGTCAGGGGTAGCACCTGGGTCCACTTCTATCGTTAGTTTGACGCCGTTGCCGCCGAATAACTTAACGAGTTCGTCGCAGTATGCTTCCACATCCTCGATGATCTCCATGTCTTCGGTGCTAGTAGCGAGGTTTATAGTCATGCCGATAAGATCCATGAGTGCTTGAACCTGCATAGGATGCATGTCTCTAAGGCCGACTGATTTGACTTGTTCAGGTTTCATTCGATTTCTCCCCAATTATCTTTGAGTTCATCGTCTACTTTCGAGGGGACTCGCAAGACATCCGACAACCCGTTTTCCATTATGTCCTTGATTCGTCGCGCTTGGTCG